GTGGAGACGTGATGCGTTTACAGATTATGGTTGAGGATGGTATTATTAAAGATGCTAAATTCAAAACATTTGGTTGTGGTTCAGCTATCGCCTCAAGTAGTTTAGCAACCGAATGGTTAAAAGGCAAGTCATTAGAACAAGCATTAACTATTGATAATATGGAAATCGTTGAGGAATTAGCATTACCACCAGTTAAAATACATTGTTCAGTTTTGGCTGAAGATGCTATCAAATCCGCTATTAAGGATTACCAAGACAAAAATATAAATGGATAAAAAAACACTTGAACGATTAGATGATGATGACTGGTATATCTTACAACGACAATCAATGCCATTACCATCAGAAACTTTACTTAAATTAGGGAAGTGTTGCGGGAATAAATGTTTGAATTGTCCATATGAACCAAAACATACTATAGGAAATGAAAATATTCACTCTAACCACAAAAGCTAAATCACAACTAGATAAACTAATGATGGAGGAACAATGCACCGAAGATCATTTTTTAAGAGTGTCAGTAAAAGGTGGAGGTTGTTCTGGTCTAACTTATGATTTAGACTTTGATGATACAATAGTTCCTTTTGATGAAATATCAGAAGACCAAGGTTTAAAATTAGTTATTGATAAAAGATCTCTACTGTATTTATTAGGAACCGAATTAGACTTTACTGAAGGTCTAAACGGTAAAGGATTCTTATTTACTAATCCAAACGCAAGCAGGACTTGTGGTTGTGGTGAGAGTTTTGGTATTTAATGTTTTTTATTAAATTATGTTAGACGATATAAAGATTATTCACCTTAAAAGCAATGCTCAACAGCTTGAAACATGGATTGCTATGTTAAATGGGGAAATTGTAGGTCACATCTACATGGAACGTGAAGAAAACGCTAAAATTAAATTTTTAGATGCTTGGGTACATGAGGAACACAGACTAAAAGGTATATTTAGGAAATTGTGGGATACTAGATGGGAATATGTAAAAGACAAATATAAAGGTTATAATGTGTATGCTTGGTGTAAACCAGGTTCATTACCATTACTTTTAGAAAAGGGATTTAGTGAAGGAGAAACATGTACCTATGTTGAGAAAACAATAGGGTAATGCGTATTTTGCTGCTTATATTGTGTTTATTTGCGTTTAACAACGTATATAGTCAAATTGTTTTGCCGGTAACGGCAAGTGAATATGTTAAAACAATTGAGGACGCTATAACGCTAATCAAGAAAACTGACACTAATGTTTACAATAGATTAGACTTAATGGTTGATACTATTGATATGTGGTTAGGTACGTTTTCATCTTGTGACTATGGTTTTGTTTTTATAAGTCGAGACGATATTTTATTAGGTGTTCAAAACGTAGCCGCAGTTTTAGTTCATGAAAGCCAACATATTTGGATTTGGGAAAATGAAATTAAACTAAATCACGGTCAAGAGGAAGTAGTATGTTACCAATATGAATTAAACTTTTTAAATAAAGTACCTAATTGTGATTGGAAACTTAAAAGACATGCTGTGCAAAACATTAAAGTTTTCTCCCAAGAAGCTTGGAATCCTGAAGAATAGTTCGTATATTCACGGCATGGAAAAAAATAGTAAATCAGCTAGTTTCGGTCTTGGAACAATTTTATTTTTGATTTTCTTAACACTTAAACTTGCTGGTATAGGTGAAGTAGCAACTTGGTCTTGGTGGTGGGTAACATCCCCATTATGGATACCTTTAGTTTTAATTGTAGGTATAGTTATTATTGTTGGGTTAGCAACTTATATTACTGATAAATACTAATAGATTAATTATGACAAACGTTCCAGTATTAGATTTACATGGTGTTAAACATGAAGATGTTGCTTTAATAGTAGAAGAATGGGCTATTATGTGGGATTATCGAGTATTAGGTTTTCAAGGTAAAATCATTACAGGTAATAGTACTAAAATGAAAACACTAGCAGTAGGTGCTTTAAAAAAACATAAGTTTGATTACCAGATTATGGGTGATGGTTCAATTTTAGTTTCAGGAACAATATGAGTCAAGAATATAACGAGTGGTACTGGAAATTATATAGGTGGGTAAGATGGGAATTACCTTATCAACACAAGTACATCAAGCATGGTGTTAAGAATCTATATAAATGGTTTTGGGTAATCTGGCGTGATAGGGATTTCGACCACCATTATATCTATCAGGTACTAAAGTTCAAATTAGAAAAACAAGCCAAACATTTAGGTGAAAGAAACTGGCATGAAAGTTCTAAACGTGATGCTGAGTTGATGATGACTTGTGTTAGGTTAATTAATAAATTACAAAATGAAGAGTATTTTGATGTGTTTTATATTTTGGATGAAAGGTCACCTGAGGCACTTAAAATAGTAATAGACAAACACAATAAAGCTAAACGTTTATTATTTAAAATAATGAATGAAAGAATTGAAAGTTGGTGGGATTAATTTGGAATCCCAAGAGATTGTTCGTATATTCACGTAAATAAAAATTATGAGTAAAATAGATAAAAATAGTAAATTTTACACTCCACCAACGTTTAAACAACGTTTAGATAATATCAAGTATGGTATATTGTTTTGGAAAGGACGTAGTAAAGGTATGATTTATACTCGTAAAATTGAATTAGATGATTTCCGTTACATATTCTTTCCTAAAGGATTTGAAAAGTATGGATATTTAGGAACACAAATATGGGATGAAGATGGTGATTGTTTTAAAGCATTATACCCACTAGTACTAGCTATGGACTATGAGGCTAAACCTAAATTATGTCCAAGATGGTTTCTACGCTTCCTACATGTGTTTGGTAGTGATAAATCAATTGTTCGAGTTCGTAACTGGACTTTACATGACTTACTACGTAAGCTAACTAAAGGTATTGCCTTTATAGATTGGAAGACTAAATGGCATAATTATGATTTACGTATTTCAATTCATGCACCTAAACACTTACAAGATTTAGCTGATGATATTGAAAGCGGGTTTTATTCTAGAGGTGCACAAGAAGAGTTAGTTGAACAAATTTTAAAACTAGATCCTAATGCTAGTATTATTTGGGGTAGTGTTGAAAGATTTAATAAGCAGTTAGAAAAACTAGAAGCAGAAAAAGAAAATCGAGATAAGCAATTAGATTTTCTTACTGAACAAGCTCAAGAATTAAACTTAGGGTATAATAAATAAGAAGTTATGGAAAATAATAATAGTTTATGTTTTGTAGCTCGTATTAACGAGATTAAACCAATTGAAGGTGCTGATAACATTGAGTTAGGTGTTATTGGTGGATGGAATTGTATTATTAAAAAAGGAGAATATACCGAAGGTGACTTAGTTGTTGTAGCAACTACAGATGCTGTTATACCTCAAGAATTATCAGATGCAATGAACGTGACTAATTACTTACGTAAAGGTGGACGTGTAAGAACAGTTAAATTACGTGGTGTTTATTCTGAGTGTTTAATTATTCCTATAAGTATGGCAGCTAAAGCAACTGGTTATGCTAACACTAAATGGGATGAAGGTGATGATTTGATGGATGTATTAAAGATCTTCAAATACGAACCACCAGCCGTTCAAGTACAACTAGCTTCAGGTAAGATTAGGAAATGTAAGGAGAATGAAGCTTTTAAAGTGTATTATAAATTTCCTAATATCAAGAATGTAAACGGTATGTTCAACGAAAATGATGAGGTGGAGGTAACACGTAAAATACATGGCACATCAGCAAGATATGGTATTGTTAGAAAAGTAGAATTGACTATTACTGATAAAATTAAATTAAAATTAAATAAGATGTTTGGTATTGGAGGTGATAGTTGGAAGTACTGCGATTATGAATTTTATATTGGTAGTCATAATGTTGTAAAAGATATACAAGATTTGTAACTTTTATATATTTATGTCCGATGGATATTTCGAGCAATATAGGAATTTATAAAATAGTAAATCCTAAAGGAAGAGTATATATTGGACAATCTACTAATTTAAAAAATAGAGAAAAACAATATAAAAACATAAAAGAATCTAAAGAACAAATAAAATTAAATAGATCTTTTAAAAAATATGGGATTGATAATCACCTATTTGATATTGTAGAGTATTGTACTTTAGAACAGTTAGATAATAGAGAAATATATTGGGGTGAATTTTATAATGTATTAAAAACAGGTTTAAATTGTAGATTAGGTAGAGGTAGAGGATTAGTAAGTGATGATTTGAGAGAAAGAATGAAAATATCTAATAAAAGGAAAAAAATTAAACCTGTTTTACAATATGATTTATATGGTAATTTTATTAAAAAATGGGAAGCAATTTCAGATGCTGAAAAAAGCTTAGGAGTTAATAATAATACTAACATAAGTGCTTGTTGTTTAGGAAAACAAAAAACAGCATGGGGTTTTATTTGGAGATTTGAAAACGGGGATATAGAGAAAAAAATAGAGGGAGTAAAACACACACAAGTAGTTGTACAATATGATTTAGAAGGTAATTTTATTAAAGAATGGGATAATATAAAACAAATTAAAGAAACATTAGGTTTTTCTTATTCAACATTATATGAATGTGTAAATGGAAGATGGAAACAATGTAGTGGTTTTATTTGGAAGTATAAAGAAATTTAAAAATAAATTTGGCTTCCTGAAGGATTGTTCGTATATTAACGACATAGAAAAAAGATAAAAATAAAAGTTATGGAAAATTACAAAGCAGATTACTACAATCCAGAAACATTTGAAAAATCAGAAATTGAAACTAAAATACCTGTTGATTTATTAAATGAGGTAAAACAAACATTAGATAAAATGGATGGTTATATGATAACACCAACTATGGTTAACCCTGATGATAACTCCGTTGTGTTCGGTATTATGGATTTGAGTGATACTACGTTAAAATACAAGATATCAATCACACCCAACTACCTATAATTTATTTAACAAGTTGGTACGACTACTAATAAAATATGAAAAAAGATAACAAAGTATGAAACTATACACAGAAGAACAAGTAAAAAAAATGTTAGATTTAGCAAGGTTTACTTATAATTCAGAGGATAAAATACTTTTATCTCAAATTCCCATAGAACTACCAAGTGATGAGGAAGTAATGCAAGAAATACAATTTGATGAGTTTGACCCCGAGGATATAATCTATTTAGCAGGAATAAATTGGATGCGTGATAAAATACAAGGAGGTAACAATGACAAACAATAAACAAATAGATTTTGATTTTCAAAGTTTTATTCTTGGTATTTTTACGGGGATGGTTATTTCATTAATAATTTTAACAATTATACTATGACAAACAATAAACAACAAACAGAGATGAACAAAGAATTTGTACCCTACGAACTTGCTTTAGAGTTAAAGCAACTTGGATTTGATGAACCTTGTTTGGCTACTATCGACCAAACAGATTTTATACACATAAAGGGTACGGAATACCCAATTAGAGGTGCTATGATATATGATACTATTGATTGTCCAACCTACTCACAAGCATTTAGATGGTTTAGATATAAGTATTGGTACACCGCATTAATTTTATGTGATAGTTTTCAAATAGTAATGCAACTCTCTACTTCCAAAACACTTGATTCTAAAACGGGAGAGTATAAAAATAATTATAGTACTCAAACATACCATAAAGAAGTAGGATTAAAATCTTATGATGAGTCTGAACTTGCTTGTCTTAAAAAATTAATTGAAATAGCAAATGAGCAACAATAAACAACAGACGGCAGTGGAGTTATTGGCAAAACTACTGTTAGAAAAATTAGAAATAAAAGGAGATGGTTATGGAATTAATCAAATAATTAATTTATCTAAAGCAATGGAAAAGCAAATGACAATAAAACTTTATAATGATTATGAAAATTATTTAGAAGAAACATTCAAAAACCAATGCGGTGGTCAAGCAGTGGTATTGTCATTTGAAGAATTTTACGAACAAACCTACGGAGATGACAAACAATAAACAACAAACGGCAGTGGACATTCTATGTGGAAAGTTAGCAATGAAGTTAGGAATACCACAAGCAATTACTTTTTACATAGACCATCAAGAAGAAATCAGAGAAGCCAAAGAAACGCACAAAGAAGAAATGGTAATGTTTGTACTAAATGTTATGGGTAAGTATAGAAATGGTGATGTTTTAGCAGAAGTAGCAGACCAATACTACAACGAAACCTACGGAGGAGGTAACAAATGACATATGATGAATTAATGGCTGATATTGTATTTAAAATAGAGGAATACGAATCACAAAATAATAAAAAGCCGATTGGTATTTTAATGAATGAATCAACAAAAGACTTCATGATAAGGTCTGTTATTAAAGACTATGAAGGTATTGTAAAAGTTGAAACATTTATGGATATTAAAATATTCATTTCAAACGATTCAGGAATAGCCCAAGTAAATTTAGTAATTTAACATACGGAGGTAACAAATGAAAAAGTTATTTAATAAATTATTTAAAACAAAAAAAGAGAAGACTCACTTCTACCCAACAGACGTTTGGTCTGAAATTGCTGAAAAATATCATATTAGAGAACAATTGTGGAATTTGTTTAAATCTTTACAAGATGTTTATGAGATTGGTTCCGGTATTGTAATCTATGGTGAAATTTATGGTCCCGGTATTCAAAAGAATTATGACTACGGATTAAAAGAAATTGAATATGCTGGATTTGATATGACTATTAATGGTGAATACACACCATGTAGTACTAGTTTTATGTATCATGATATGTTGGGTTTAAAATATGTACCTGTTTTGGCTGCTGATACTTGGTCTCAAGAATTACAAGAAAGATATATGTTTGATAAAATCGAAGGAACTAAAGTACCACATGAAGGTGTTGTAATTAAATCTATGGATGGTGACAGACATAAAGTAGCTAAAATAATCAATCCAGAATATTTGATTTACGGTGAAAAAAATAACGTAGGAGATTCACACTAAAATAAAACAAAATGATAACAGGAGTACAACCTAAACTATTAGTTGCCATTGACGAAAATGGCAACATAGGTCTTGATGAAAATCAAGCTGAATTGATGGGCTTAATTGAAAAAGAATTTAATTGGAAATTAGTTCGTGAACGTGATGGTTTAACTAATCAATCTAAAGATATTAAATGGATTGAATGGAATGAGGAAGGTAGATTTAAAGCTGATCATAAAGAACCAGCAGTAGGTCGAGCATTACTTATGTCTCCATTTAATGATTTTTTCACTTGGATGACAACAGATGTTACAGAAATCGTGGAAGAGCGAGAGGATTATATTAAATTCAAGACACGAAATAGTAATTACGAGTTATGGAAACTAAAAAACGATTAACTAGAGAACAAAAATGGGAAAAAGCAGTAGTTGATTTAATCAATGAAATGTTTATTATGGCTGGCCATGAAGTTACTTATGATGATATCAAGGATCGAAAAGATCATTGGTTTCAGGAATGGACTATGACTATGCAACAATACGAGGACTGGAAATTATGGGGTAAAAAATACCTTATGAAAAATTTAAGACTTAGGGCTAAAGCAGCTGAAAGAGAGATGATGTGGGTAGGATTACAGTGGGGTCTTAAATGTAGTGATTATGAAGAATATTGTAAAAAATGGGAAGATGAGAATTAAAACATATAGTGTGGTAATGATTAAATCATTATTTATAATACCAAACATATGGGTAACATGGAATCATCTCTATTTTACTATATCTTTTGGTTGGTTGAAATGGACTTACGATATTGATTTTTATAAAAAATGATGACACAACAGGAATTTGAACAACATAGACAAACGTGGATTAAAGAGTGGTCTGATAAATGGAGATTACTTGATATTGACTTTGAAATGTATATGATGATGAAAGGTATGGCACCTGAGGAGTATAAATCAATGAATGAGGCAAGTTGGAAAACCAGTGAACTAAATGATGATGATTGGAATGAAAGACTCTAATAACTTTGATTGGCACGAGGTAAAAACTAGCATATTTTTATTTATATGGCTTGTTATAATGATATCAATTCCTTTGCTTCTTTTTTAAAAAGATTTGGCTCCCCGAAATAGGGTTCGTATATTGATGACATAGAAATAAAGGTTATGAAAAATTTTAATAAAATCAGTAGAGCAAAATGGAACCAATTAGTAACTTATGCTGACATGTATGAGGTAGTAGGTTATCAATATGGTAAAAATGTTGTTTACAATGAGGTAAAGATATGGATGAGAGATAAGTGGGACAACATCAGATATAGTCACGTAGCAATTAATGAAAACTGGTATTAATATGAAAAATAAAGCATTTAAAACAACAACCGAATTAGGATTCTATGATGGTTTCCAAATGACATTTGAAAATGGTTGTACAATTAGTGTTCAATTTAGTAAGCACACTTATAGTGATGCTGGTGAAACAACAGCAGAAGTAGCTGCTTGGGATAATCAAGGTAATTGGTTGATGTTTGATGATGAAAAATGGAGTGAAATTGAAGAGAGTAGTGATGTTATGTCTCATCAATCAGCAGGTGATGTTGCTAAATTAATTTATACTTTAAGTCAGTGGTAATATGAATGTACATAATTTAGATAGAGAAGAAATGGAATCACTTTATAGTTTATTAGGTAAAATGCTTAATGAAGATAAAGTTGAAAAAGAACCATTAGAAAAAATGATTGATGA